TTGTTTTAACCTAAATCGTTGTTGTACATTGAATAACATAGTAGATAAACATAGTAACCGATTTATATCATAATATTCGCGATCTGCATACATAAAAGCCATATAAAAACTCAGCAATGTATCAATTGTACCTATTCTTACACTCTCTTTATTTTTACCTATTTTGATTTCATTGTAACTATGGCATGCAGTTGGTTTATAAACAAATGCAATATACTCTTCACCAATTTGTATAGAATAATGTTCACTAATTAATTCTCCAATTTCTGGATATTTATTTATTTTTACTTGTAATCCTTCCCTTTCTAAATTATTTTTAACATTATCACACGTTTTTTCAGGATCTTCTGATAATACATCGAAATCAGGTAAGTCTTGTATTTTATAGTTAGGCAAATATTGTGCATAAAGTGCATTTGCATATCCACCAATAAAAACAAGTTTTTCATCTATAAAACATCGTTTTACAATAGAAAAAATCTTTTTTTGATCTAATTGATCTGTTTCCATTTTACGTTGAAATGATTTACAAGGTTTTAATTTTAAAGGATAATATTTATTCAATAATGTAAGCCGTTTTAATACTTTTTCCCATCTTGATACATCTCCTTTGGGTCGAGATAATTCCAAATACATACTTTGTCTCAAAAAATTTGCTGGTGCATACAATAACCCTTTAATGCGAATAATATCTTTTAGTAGACAATTAAATATTTCTGGATGCAGATAAGTAATATCCGCTATACCAAGATTATTGACAAATACTTTATAGGTTCCATGATGCACACCTGCCTTTGCTTCTATATTTGTAAATCCTTCTTTTACACATAAATCAGCAAGTTCTTTTGCATCCTCTAATGCATGTTCACTAAAAAAATCATAATCGGGTAATTCATATCCATAATCATAAAATCTGTCGCTTTCAGGTAATATATTATTGATTGCAGTTCCGCCATAAATAATTAATTTTTTTTGTTTAATAAACGATTCTACTAATTTTATAATTGTTTTTGTTTCTGGAGATTCTACTAATATTTTACCTTGCTGTTTTTCAATTTTGTCTGCATTTACACGTAATATAGCTAACTCACATTCTTCAAATGTTAAATCCTTGGAACATGTCATATATTATATGATTATTTTAACTGTATAACATACGAATTTCCTACCTTTTTACAGGATCCAATAATTTCAGGATTTACCTTATTTTTCTTAATATCTTCAGTGTCATATACATTATTTTCATCAATATAGTACATAATTCCTCTATATTCTTCAGCCCAAATGGTTTTTTCTTTAAAAACAGGTTCAGCCTGTTTCATAATTCCATGTGGAATACCTTTGGTATGGGTACCGCAATATAAATGACCATCCTTTTTACGACGTGTACATTGTTCCCCTTCATGACCACTTCCTTTTGCACAACGAGCTTCACATCGCGAATCATGAGGAACACAATTTTTAGCGCGTTTGCGTTTACTGAAGTCTGATTTTGATATATCTACGAGTTTCATCGTTTGCACCCAATTTAAAAGATGATCTACGTCAGATTCTTCTTGTTTTACTTTATTTATTTCAGTCACTAGTTGTTTCATAAACGTATCATTTTGCAATGTAATTTTATCTAAAATACGGCGTTCCATCTTTACACATATATATCTATGAAAGTAAATCAATTTTTAAAAAGAGTTAAAAAATAAAAGTATGGGTTATTATGAATTTACATGTTATGAAAGATCGGATTGAAACAATGCCCAAACATTATCAAATTGAAATTGGAAAATTATTAATCAAACAATATGAATGCACACATAATGAAAATCAAAATGGAATTTTTATTAATTTATCCAATTTATCTCAAGAAATTACACAAAAACTTCAAAATTATATTGATTATGTCAACCTACAAGAATCACAAATTAATCAAACCGAACAGGAAAAGGATGAACTTAAAGATATGTTCTTTAATAAAGTATGAAGATTTCAAAATTTGTTTTAAATAAAATAAATTTTGATAATTATAAATTACGTGACCCATATTTAGATTGTTTTATCAATCTTACGTCTACTACCAAAATAGATATATTGGCGAATGCACCAAAAACAATTGTGGATGATATTGAATCTACTATTACATTGAATACATTCATACGATTATGTAGATGGAAAAAGTGTAATGTATGGGTAGTAGATAATTGTATTTATCGTATTGGATCTTATCCACCAACGCATATCATAGATAATCATCAAATTATTCCATGGGAAGGACAAGAATATTTGGAATATTACCATGTAACACATCCATTATATGCATTATCGCATTATAAATTAAAAGATCTTCAGGATATTGCAATAAAATTAACTATTCCGGTTTCAAAAACAAAAAAACAAATATATAGTGATATTCAATCAAATATCCTTTTTTAAAATTGATTAAATATTATTATATGTATATAGCATATAATGGATAAAATATTAGAATCGTATCTTAAACATAAAAATACAGATTCGGTTAAATACGAATTTGAGTTACGGTTTAAACATTATTTTCCTGATAAAATCACTAGAAGTGATTATAACAATGTAATTGAATGGTTACTTATGTGTGGATTTAAAATTAAAGAACGTATATCTCTGTTACGTATATCGGTTGGTAAAAATATTCGGTCGGAAATAGATGGTATTGAGAATATTAAAAAATATTGTAATAATCCAACCATAGAAAATATGAAATATGTGGAAAAGCAACAAGTAGTTGACCCATTTACTCATCCTTTATACAATGTACAATTCTCAATAAATTCAGAAACGGCCAAACCAACAGTTGAAACAATTACCGAAAAAAATACATTTCGATTCATGAAACGTTTACAATTATATCATCCGGATCATCCCCATGTGGTTGTAGATTGTAGTATTGTAAAAATGTTAAGAGATAGTCCAACAAAAACAATGACACAAGTATTCAATATGGTACCCCAATATGAAATAGAAGCAGAATTAATAGAACTACCTGATAAAAAATTGTCAGAGAAAGAAATAAAACCTGAAATTTCCTTTGTGATGACAAGTGTTTTGAAAGGTCTACAGAGAACAAATTATCCTATTTCCTATAAAGAAATTGCAGATGTGCAAGAAGAATACAAACAACTTTTTCCATCTGGCGAAAAAAGTAAAGAACTGAATTTTATAGGACCAAATACAGTTACATTACAAAAGGATAATATTCCAATTTTGAATGAAGATGATTTTATGGTAACAGATAAAGCGGATGGAGAGCGTAAACTATTATTTATTTCAAAGTCATCCAAACTATATCTTATTCCAACTTCGGGTAGAATTGAAAATATGAATTGTGTACTACAAAATCAAAAAGGTTTGCCAAGTGGTCCTATGTTATTAGATGGTGAACATGTGTTTAAAGATTCTAAACATAATTTTCACAATACTTTTTATGCATTCGATATGTATTATTTGAATATTGAACCAATGACAGAACAAAATAAAACTAATTTAGGTATTGATACAAATGATATAAGAAAGTATCATTTACCAATACGTCGCGAGGTATTAATGCGTATTGTAAATACTGTATTTTTAAATGTTAATTTATTAGATCAAAAATATGGAGTACAATATAAACGATTTTTACCCTATTCTGAAGGAAATTGTAGATTATTATACGAAACTCCAACCCCCTATCACAAAGACGGTCTCATTTTAACACCTGTTAAATATGGTGTTGGTCAAAGTAATAAAGATACACCTATTTTGAATCGAAGAACTACGTGGGATTTGAATTTTAAATGGAAACCGCCCGAAGAAAATACAATTGATTTTTATGTAGATATTGATAATACACCTAAAAAAACAATAACAGGTCGTGATTACAAAACAATTACCTTGAAATCATCGTATACTGCATATGCAAACAGACCTGTATCCGATTATACTGTATGTCCATCTGTATCTGTTTATCAGAATTTTGATATTAATTCAAATGGTAAAAAGCGCATACCATTTATAGGAGGTCGGCCCTATGATGTTTCTGCATACATTTGTAATTGTTATACAAATGAAGAAGGAAATATTTGTACAGTTAGTGAAAATCAAGTTGAAGTAATTGAAAATGGATCTATTGTTGAATTTAAATATGATATGGTAAAAGAAAAAGGTTGGAGATGGACACCTATACGGGTTCGTTGGGATAAAACAGATCCGAATGCATATACTACTGCAGTAAAAAATTGGATAAGTATACATAATCCAGTTACCTATGATATGTTAATCAAACCTAAAGATGTAACTGACGATGTGAATGAATCACTTCGTCCAAATCAATTAAATAGTGAATATTATACATTAAAAGAAAAAGAAGATAAACAAAAAAATAAATTAATACGAGATTTTCACAATGATGTGAAACGAATGTTAATTGGTAAAATTGCAGAACAAATCAAAATAAAACATCGACGAAATCCAATGTTAATTGATTTTGCTTCTGGTAAAGGTGGAGATATTCAAAAATGGGATGAAGCAAAATGTGCATTTGTACTTGGTATTGATATTAATAATGACAATTTACATAATGAAACAGATGGTGCATTTCTTCGTGTAGTTCGTCAAAAAATGCAAAAAGCTAAAATTAGACAAGAAGTAACACCTATGATATTTGTAGAAGGAAGTAGTAGTTTAATGATTAAAAATGGCGAAGCTATAAAAACTGATTATGAAAACAAAATAGTACAGTATTTATTTGGAATGGAAACAACATATCCTCCTATGTTGTCAGAACAAACAAAAATACCATATGGGTTATGTAGTAAAGGGTTTGATATCGGAAGTATACAATTTGCTCTACATTATATGTTTGATTCTGAAGAATCTGTAATGAAATTTGTTTATAATTTAATGGATTGTATACAATTGGGTGGATATTTTTGTGCAACTTGTTTCGATGGCGAAAGTATTGTAGAATTACTAAAAAATATTAAAAAGGGAGAATCCATGTCTACTGCACATGATGAACAGGGCACATTTAAATTATCTACTACTGTAGACAAAGCAATCATTCCATTTTCAAATATACAAAAACAGTATGAGAATTCAGAAGTGAATGCACGAGATCCTACTAAATTTATTAATTTATCGATTGGAGTAAAACAAGAAACGTTAAACAAGGATAAATTTCTACAAGAATTTTTAGTTTTTGCCGATTATTTCATACCCGTTATGTCCAAACATGGATTTGAATTGGCAACACATATTAAAGAGTTTCCAGATGGTACTGGTCTATTTAAATCGCTAGATAGTAAATATAAAAATGGTATGGCAGCTGATCCAAATCAAGAAGCAATTTCATACTTAAATCGTTACTATGTTTTTCAAAAACGAAAAAATATACAATTTCGTGCAACCAAAGTCCACGATTTTAAGGTTATTGTAAATTAGTTAAATATGTATTTTGTATAACGTTATGAATTATATATTACCCAAAGTAAATATATCTTATAAGGAAGGAGAAACTCCTTATTTTACTCCATGTAATTCTCTACAACATTATTTAACTACATTTCAAACAAGTGCAGAAGTAGAAGATAAAATTATTACATTAAGTAAATACAAACCTAAATCCGATTCTTTTTTTGTTATGTTAGAATTATTACATACAAATCGTATTCCTGATACTACAGAAATTACTTATGTTGGTAGCAATGCATGTATAGAAGCATTTGATTGGATCAAACAAAATATATCTTTCAAATTACGAGTAAAGTCAACACAATTAATTATAGGAGATATTGATAATTTTAAGGAACAAGTATTATACGTATTGAATCATCAAATTTCAGGAGGGATGTGTTTTCTTCGAATTACAGATACAACCCAGCATTCTACTATACAATTAATCTATTTATTATGTGCTTGTTATGAAAACGTACATATTTGTAAACCTAGAGCAATTAGTAATACTAGTTTAGTAAAATACATTGTATGTACACAATTTAAAAAAATAGTTCAAATTGACAATTATGATAAATTAGTCATACCGTATTATTTTATAACAAAAATAAATGAATTGAACGCAATGTATGGTCAAATACAATTTGAACATTTACAATATAATGACGATTCGAAAGAAAAATGGATTCATTGGTGTACGGAATTTTCTATTCCAATTTAGGAAAAATATAGTCTATAGTTATGGATTACAGAATTGTAGGCACTTTAATCAATATGATTCTTTTTGTTGTTTTTGCTTCTAGTCCTGTATTTAAATACGTTAAGAAAATGGGTATTCGGGATGATGATCAGTCGTTAATTGTTCGTTCATTAATAGTTGGTGTACTAACTTATTTCACTATGACATTATATTAATTTAAATAATTTAAAGAAATAATATTATAATTAATCATGTCCAATTCGGTAAATCGCATCAAGGTAATTTAGCGATAGAAGGTTCAACTCCTTCTTTGGACATCACTCGTGATAGCTCAGTTGGTAGAGCGACGGACTGTAAATCCGTAGGCCAAGGGTTCAAATCCCTTTCATGAGAAGTTTGAAATACAAATCGATAATATAAATAAGTAATATGGATCCAACCATTACTTATTTATTCAATCCAAAGAGAAGTACTACACTGCGTCCTATACAAGAATTTGATGAAAGTTATAAACAACGTATTATAGAGTTAACTACTGCAATGTTTGAAAAAAATAATACAGTTCATATAGATTCATTTCAAACTTATGTATCCGATTGTATTCGGTTTCTAAAAAAACAAGAATTAGAAAAAGAAAAAGAAAAAGAAAAAGAATCAGAAATTGTTCCTATTAATGGAGACCAATTTATTTTTGTTCCTAAAAAAATAGATATTCTCATTAAGAAAAAACAAAAAAATATGTTTTTAATACATGGTAAACCCTGAAGTATGTTCTCCACTTACAAAAAAGAATAAAAGATATTCGTGTTATTCTAGTGCACAACTTACTACATTAAAACGAAAATATAATATGACACGTAGCAAAAAAATAAAAACAAAAAATCCTGTAAAAATTTGGCAGGAATTAGATGAAAATATTCAAAATTGTAAAACAGAATCTTGTTGGGCAAAAGAATTAAACGTACCTGTAAAAGATGTATTTGCCCCCAAATGTCCGGATAGTTGGAAAAACAATAAAAATGAATGGTTATCTAGTACAGATATAACTGCAGTATTACGTCAATATGAAAAAGCTTACCCTGAATTTAAATATATTGGTCCTTCTCCTTCTGATTATTATGTTAAAGAATATGGAAAATGCGTTTGGCCAGAATTGTGTGCATTCAATGTAAATACTACTAAACATAAATATATTGGTATCGTATTTAATTTAGATACACATGATGGAAGTGGCACACATTGGGTTTCTCTTTTTATTCATATGCATAAAAAAACTATCTATTATTTTGATTCTACCGGAGAAAAAATACATGAAAATATTCAACATTTAGTTGATCAAATTCAAGGTCAAAATCCAAAATTTAAATTTGTTGAAAATTATCCTTCTGAACATCAATTTGAAAATACAGAATGTGGTATGTATACATTATTTTTCCTCGTTACTATGTTAACTACTCGTAATTATAATTTATTTAATGGAAAACAACGATTTCCAGATAAAGCCATGGAAAAATTAAGAAAAAAATATTTTAATTCCTAATAAAGATCTAACTTATTATAGTGTATGAATACAAATGAAAATAAACGAATGTTATGGGATCTTGTTTGTGAAATGAATTTATTTAGACCAGGATTGAACAAAGAAGAAATTATGAAAGTATTTGAAGAAAATATTCAAATTGCAGATAAAGTAGACAATACGTTAACTGAAAAAAATAAAGTATTTTTAAGTTTATTTGTTCCGGCAATCAATAGTATGCAAACAATAGATCCTGAATCAAAATCTAGTAGAGAAACATTTTTTGAAGAACGTGTGAATACAATACAACAAACAAAAGATGTGCCTCTTTATAATATTTTTGATCCTGTTGATGTACAACATGAATTAGTATTAATTAAAACCCTACTGCATAAAATTTTAGAAAAATTAAATGAATAATTATTTATCAAATATTTCATATTTCGCTTCAATACACAAATCTTCCCATTCCATACATTTAATACCGTTAACCGATCCTACCCAAACTCCTGCAAATCCACCTTCTTCATACCATTCATTTTTTATCCATGCACTGGGATATTTAGTAACCAAACTTTCTAACCATTTATAATCAGGATTCCATGCTGTGGTTTGTGAAAATTTAATACCTTTTTCTCTTCGTTTCATCATAATAATAGATGGATGGTAACTATTGTTATGTTGTAATTCATTTGATTCTAATTTATTCAATTCTTCAATACTATTACATGTAATTGTAATCGTATTCCAACAATCATTTGGCATTTTAATACTTGTTATTAAATTTTTAAATTATATTTTATAATCAGTTGCCGTTTTGTCACAATTTAAAACACGACATTGTAATGGATTTTTATAATGTTGATACACATCTAATTGATATCCACACAAATCAAACGCAATAGCCAATGAAAAGTCATCTACTGTATTTCTTGTTAGAAAATAGTTATTATACATTGCTCTTTTTATATAATCTTTCGCTTCAAAAATATTTTGAGATATTGTATTACACTGCTTATATAATATGTTAATAAAATGTATTAATGTATACATTTGTTTGATTTTAAAATGTGTAGTTTTCATGGATTTTAATTCTGGATACCATTTCCAATAAGCAGTTGCTATATCAAGTGAAGTAATTCCTGCAAATGATTTAATAACACTGATAACATCATCATTCATTTTATTTACAATTAAATGAAACGATGAACCAGATCAATTTTTAAAAATTGAATTCAATAAGAGTACTATTATTTATAATACAATGAAGTTGGTACCATGGATCTCCCCTACTATATTGTCGGATCAAATGATTCAATTCAATACGAATGCACTAGATTATATAGAAGAAAATAAGATTGTTAAATCGTGGTC